TTTTTATCTTAAAACTGATTCTGAATAAGTTGTTTAATCAGTTCTGCAACGACCTACTTCAAAAAGAATTTAAGTGCCTTTTGAGCAACGCTCTGTAGGCGAGAACGTTGCTAAGCACTAATTTTAAACTTATCCATATAAAAAAGTTTTAATTCAGACTAAATATTTAACGTCCCCGTAGCCTTTTTTGGACGAGGCAAAAATAGTAAAATATATGATAATAGCATGGTTTTCTTGCGGAATAACTTCCGCAGTAGCTTGTAAAATAGCATTAAGTCTGTATGATGATGTACATATCTACTATATTGAAACCGGCTCTGGACATCCCGATAACGCCAGGTTCCTTGTAGATTGTGAAAAGTGGTATGGGCTGCCGATACATATCATTCGTAGCGATAAGTATCTCAACGTAGAAGATGTACTGCTAAAAAGACGGTATATTAACGGACCAACCGGCGCAGCTTGCACATTTGAATTAAAGAAGCAAGTCCGGTATAAACTGGAGAAAAAATTGCATCACTGGGACGGGCAAGTTTGGGGTTTCGACTTCGACCCGAAAGAGATAAATCGGGCTATCCGACTAAAGCAACAATACCCTGGTACAAAGCCTTTATTTCCTCTTATTGAAAGGCAGATAACAAAACCAGATGCAATGGGTATACTTTGGAAAGCTGGTATTAAACGGCCTGTAATGTACTCAATGGGGTACAATAACAATAACTGTATCGGTTGTGTGAAAGGTGGCATGGGTTACTGGAATAAAATACGAAAGGACTTTCCAGACGTATTTAATGAGGTTGCTCAGATAGAACGTGATATTAATGCTACGTGTCTTAAAGACAAGTACGGGCGCATCTTCCTCGATGAGCTACCAACATGGAGAGGTGATCCAGTCGAAGAAATTATACCAGATTGCTCGCTTATTTGCCAAATAGAGTTTCAGGAAATAATTGATCGACAGGTAGAGCGAGTCCTGAAAGGAGAGATTTGTATTAATGATGTAGTTTAATTAGGAGCAAAACGGAACAAAATAATGGCAAAGATAACTTATAAATCAAGCATCCCCAATGACAAGCCGCTCTGGCTTCTCAAGCTTCAGCTGGCGGTCAGCCAGCTGGATGCCACCGGACTGAAAGGAAATGAGCAGGATTTCCGTAACCTGAAATCATTCATCGACGCTGAAATCCGTTCGTTAATGGAAAAAGGTGACATCCGCCGCAGCTTTGTGGAAACCGAACTCCGGCAGGATGAAGGCAGGACGGTGATACATATCTTCCGCAACCACATAATTGTCCAAACCTATTATATCGAAGCATGAGTGAGAAGAAAGACATATTGGTACTCAGTTCCCCGAACTTCGGTACCGGTAAAGAAACCATAGGCTACTATACGGGGTATGCCTGTGGTTACTGTCACGGTAACGGCTGGTTCTGGAATCCTGAAATTATCCATGAACGGGTAAAGATACCCTGCCCAAAATGCGGTGGAACCGGACGGGTAAAAGGTATCGTTACAGTGGAGTGGGTTCCGGACGGGGAAGTGAAAACCTGTTTCGGTAAAAAGCAGGAAATATGACACCGCGCATCCCGAAAAACTATATCGTCCAGATAGACAACTTCCATCTGGGCGAATTCATCTTCTACTGGAACTACTACGGCCAGCCCTGCTCACTTCTTCTGCAGAAGCCCAAGACGGAGGGCCTTACCGCCGTCAGGCTGGTGGTCGACAGTGACGAAGCCGCCAGCTTCCTTTTAAGGGCGAAGGAGAAAACGGGCTGCAGGCTGTATACGGTAAAATAACTTTCAAAACCATAGCAATCATGAAAAAACATATCTACACAGAGGACGAGAAAGCCGAAATTACCCGGCTGTACCCTCACCACCCGACAAAAGAGGTAGCCCGGTTTCTTGGAATGCCGGTTACCTCTGTTTATAATATTGCCAACCGTCTGGGGCTCAAGAAGTCTCCGGAGTATCTGAAAGTCCTGCGAAATGAGATGTCAAGGCAGCTTGCCGACAGTGGAACGGCACACCGTTTTCCAAAGGGTCACGTGCCGGCCAACAAAGGCAGGAAAATGAACGCCGGGGTATATGCCAAGGTTTCGGCCACCATGTTTAAGAAAGGGCACATGCCGGACAATACGCTTTATGACGGTGCCGAGACTATCCGTAAAGATAAAAACGGACACCGGTACGTTTATGTGCGTATCTCTTTGGGGAAATGGGTACCGAAACATGTGCTGTTATGGCAACAGGCGCATGGCCAGGTTCCGAAAGGCTACAATATCGTTTTCCGCGACGGCAATACGCTGAACTGCACACTTGAGAACCTGGAATGTATCAGCAATGCCGAGCTAATGCAGCGTAACAGCCTGCACAACCTGCCCGAAGAGGTAAAGGAACTTGTATATCTGAAGGGACGCCTTTCGAGGGCTATCAATGAATCAAACAATCAATAACCAACCAATAAACGACAATCGATTATGAATACACTCGAACGTTTGCAGGGGATGGTGAACAAACCATATCTGTACAGAAATGAAGAGGTCGTCGTACTGGGCTACTGCGATGGAACCGGTGATGACGGCGATGAGGTGGAAATCTACCTGAACAACGGCAAGACGCTTGTCTTCAATTACATCAATCTTCCGGCCAAACTGGAACAGTTCAAACCCGTTACGACACAAGTCATCGTGCTTGCCAACAAACGGTTGGATGCAGTATCAACGGTGAACCCCGGTATCATCCAAAAACTCCGTGATACGGTACTCCAACAGATTGAGAATGTCCAATCCTCTCCGGAGCATGTCAGTCAGGCGAAGCAGGTATTCCAGGGTGTGAACACGCTGATAAACCTTGCCAAAACGGAACTGGAATACCGGAAATTCGTGAACGGAATGGAAAACGGCAACGAATATGGACAATAACAGACAACACAATGGCGATTGTGATAAATAAAAGAATTAATATAAAAACACGATTATGAGTTACTTTATAGACTATGTCAAGACTTATGCAAATGTTAACAGGAAAGGCCGTGAGCTACAACTGTATGCAGAACAGTTTGACCGCCACCTGATAGAGGACGAGAGTTCGCTCCTGGCACTGAAATGCGATATTGAGCACAGGATAATGATGATGAATGAAAAGTATCCCCGTAGCCGTCCGGTCCGGCTGAACGTGTTCAGTGATGGCAGAACCGGTCAATGGACCATCCTTGTGGAACATGACAGCGACAGTATTGTCTGTATCATATCCTATAAGAAGGTTCTGGGGTGTTATGCTGCAAATAAGATGAACGATAAAAACAAAAGGCAATGAAACGATTTAAGACAGAAACATTTTTCGTTCCTCTGAAAATCAGTGAGGAACTTGGTATGGCGTTCGTCAAGGGCAAGGACGGCAAAGAGAAGAGATTCAAGACGCGTAAGGCTGTCGAGAAATACTGCAGGGAGAATAGATGTATTTACGTAGAACATAAATTTATATTCTACAGATAACAGAAAAAATAAAAATTATGGACAGAGAAAAAGATTTCAAACTGACAGGTCCTGAGCTCCAAACCGAGCTACTTAAACGTATGGAATACCGTGAAGAAACGAGGAAATGCGGTAACTGCAAATATTATTATCGTTCCATGGATGGGGGCAATATATCCAAATGCCGCCTGATTCCTTTTATAGACCTGAATGTAAATGAGGACGGGTATTGCAGTTATTATCAACAGGCAGAGTGAAACAGTACCGTTTAAGCCCCGTAAAGAAGAGCAGCCGCTACAAGTACTCTTGTAACGGCTGCTTTATTTTCCCGCCTTAGAAAGTGCCGTAATATTTGATATGGCGCTCTTTGTTGCATATATGTGTCATACTACGTATCTTTGTATCAGGTTTTCAGAGTATTCAGGGGTTACAATTCATTTTTTCAGGATATGGGCAGTCAGTTAGAACTTTTTCCATGCGGCAAGCTCGGTTTCAACGAACGGTGCGGCAAGCTTTCAAGCACTCCGTTGCGTCGCAGCGCTGCCAGTCGCGGCGAGCGTATCCGCCTGCGTAACCGTGTGATGACAGCCCGTTTGTACTACTGGCGCGAGATTATGCGCCGCCGTCTTGACGACGTAATGATCATCCTCGCGGAAAACGAGTTCTTCGTCGACGAGCGTACCATCAACAACGCCTGGCTTGAATGCGCCGATTTCTTCGAATGGCTCTGCAGCACCCATGCCACTGTCCGCCAGCTCCGCCGTATGTTTCCCAGTTGGAAATGGTAGTCTATATATTATCTATAAAATCGGCTATATATACAACCTCATAGACTTTGAGCCCGTCCGGTCTCTTCTGTGGCCTACACCGCGCTCTTCTGAATGACTTGGCGCAGTTCTCCATTTTGAATCCCTGTACCGCCCTATGCAGCGCTTCTACCATATCGAGCCTTGCGAAAGCCGTCTCCTGCACCTGCAGGGGCTTGTTCACATTGAACGAAGCACAGTCGTTAAAGCCGATTTTCAGCTCCAGGGAAACCTGTACACGCTGCATTCCGGGATGTGCCGCCGACATGTTTTCCGCTCCCGGATAGCTGAGTTCCACCAGGCAGCACGGGAATGCCACAGGCGGCCGGCTGTCCTGAAAATCCAGCTGCCCCTCGTCGGCATCCACCCAGCGCAGTTCCGGCACTTTTTCACGAATACGTTCCATTACAGTTTTCAAGATTTCCTTTTTCATCGTTCCATTGCATTTTTAAACAGTTGTTCCACATCTTTTTTTATGAGCGTTTCCAATTCACGGCTTTCTCCCATGAACCGGCGGCGAGGTATCAGCATTTTCCGGGCGTGCTGTTTCACCACATACGGCTTTCCTTTCCGGGACACGCGCTCATGGCTTCTTACCACTACGCTGCCGGAGAATCCCTCGTTATGGGCACGTGCATAAGGTACCCTGTCGCCTCCGGCGGTAATGACTACCCTGCGGGCGCTGATCTCGTCAATATCGATGCTCTTGCGTAATGCCCCGCTTTGTACGAGTAGCGTCCCCCTTCCGGGTCTGTATCTTTTACTCCATGTCTGCCATGGTTCCCCGTCAAACGCCTTTTCCGCGAAACGTTCCAGAAAATACCGTTTTGCCGTGGAAGCCACCGCTTCAGGCACTGCCTCTATGGCTTCTTTCACCTTTTGTTCCAATTCCTTGCTGAAATCCATTGTCTTACGCTTTAAAATGGTTATATTTGCATCGAAGTCCTGTCCTGACGGGGAGACAACACGTATCCAACACCCCGGGGGTGCAAGGGGGATTTGCAAGGTCTGAGAATCGACAGCGCCAGGCAGGATCAGCCCCAAGAAGGAGTGCGACACCGGCTATCCAATCCGGACGGGCGGAGAAACGACGGAATCGTTTCACCTTTACGGTTCGGACGGACGCGAGGATGCACTCCGACGCTTTTTTATCAGCAACCCCCTGCGGCGTTTGTCCCATATCTCCTTTTTAAGGTTTACTTTCCGGTTTTCCGGTGTATGTGTCTGCATGACATACCAGGTCTTCAGCACCAGTTTTTCCCCCTCTATCCGGTAGTTTACGGCCAGTACCTCATCCCTGTAGTATTTCAACAGGCAATAGGTATCAAGCAGGTCATGCTTTATCTCATCGTTGAGCCACACCTCGTCCGGAGCGTGAAGGGTTTCCAGCATGGCATCCCAGTATTTTATGCGGTTATCCCGTCCCTTGCCTGCAGTATGGCTGTCGAACTGTTTCTTCTCGACAACCACCTTCCGGCCATCATAATCTGTCAGTACGATTCTTCCGTCTTCAGCGTATGTTTCCCATACCTCCTGTTCACTCCGCTCACTGGCAGGGATATTCCCGGAAGCGTCCCTCTTCATGGCCTGTACCCCGGGCAGGTTCCAGCGTTCGGCTGTCATGTCCTTCAGATAGGACGAAGCCTGCTGCGGGAACTTGCGGATGTACATCTGGTCGGCGGTGAATATCTGTGCCGAGTCACAGCGGTTCACTCCCCAGCCTTGTGCCTCGCCCTTTTTCCATTCGGCAGTTTTCAGGAAGTCGTCCACGCGCCGGCGCATCTCTTCAAGATCGCCCTTTACCTGGTGCTTCATCCGTCCGGTCACGAGACACCTGCAGGCCCAACCGTTCGGCGGGTATATTTTGTTCCATCTCGGGTCATTTTCGGGCAGGATGACCCCATGAAGTTTCATGTGTTCCTCACGTACCCTGCCGTCATTCACCGTCAGGTACTCCCAGAAAGGATATACCTTTTTCTTGGTCCGTAATTTCCGGTAGGTAGACATACCCTCAGCCGTGAGCACCGCCGTTTCGTATTCCGTCCTCTGCCAGGTTTTGTTAAACACTTCGGTGGTTTCCTTTGCCCTGCGGTGAAACTCACTAAAGCTCCCGCTTTCCCGGAAGAGCCTGTTCAGTTCCTGTATTTCCGCCAGCGTCTTGGCAGCGGAGAAATGGAACAGGTTCTGCTCCGCCGCCATACGGAACAGGTCATCCGACAACTTGTAGCCCACGTCCACATCGGCATTTCTCGGTCCTTCTTCAAATGCCGTTCGAACAGCCTTTAAAAAGTCTTCGGCAAAGAACCGGAAAAGCTCCGGACTGAAACCGGCCAGTTCACCGTTCCATACGGCAGCGATGAGCCTTTCATCCAAAGGGGACGTATCACTCATGCGGATTATGCCAGCCCCGCCCGGATGCGGGGCCGCCACGAAAAAAGACTTTATCCGTTCCCAGAGCGTACGTTCATCGGCATTCTCCACCGCTCCCAGCGGTGTGCCGGTTCTGACCGGTGGTTTTACCGGTCTGGCCGGCCGACCATCATTTCCCGTATCGGCCGTTGCACCCATGAACACTTCCTCACCGTCCTTCGGCTCAGGTATGCCGTATTTCTCATAGCCGTAACTGCGGGGGATAGGAATCATCGTAGAGAGTGTTTTCAGGTCACTTACGGTAAGCTCGTCCTTCTTATCCACGAATGAGAACTTTCCACCATGCACCGGATAGCCTCTGCTTTCAAGCAGGGGTACAAAGTATTTGTTCAGCATGCGTATGACAAAACGCCGGTCACTGCGGTGCTTCTTCTCCTGCACTTCCATATGCACCTTGCTTTGCGAGAGCGACGCACCGTCCTTGGTGGTCATGGTCTGTCCCAGTACGGTTATGAGTATCTCCTCGTTGCATGCATTGCGGAAATCGTTGTAGAGCGCCCCGTTGCTGCTTCCGCTGAGGGTCGTCTGTTCCACGTCACTCTCTTTCGGGATGACAATGTATGGCGCCGAACCGGCTTCCTCGAACGCCTGTATGAGAAGCCTCCTGCTCTGTTCGTCCATGCTGTTGTACTTTCCTATGCGCTGCGGCATTCCGAAGAGTTCCACGAACTGTGCCCAGTCCCCGAATCCCCCGCGCTTGTATATCACATAGGGAGCCACTTTCAGCAAGAGTCCCAGATCATCATCCTCTCCCCACTGTATGATCATCCCGTCATCGCTGTAACTGATTCCGTCCGTATCGTACTGGCGCCGTAGTATCAGCTTCTCTTTGGGACGTATGTGCTTGCGCGGGATGCTGTTGAAGTCGAACCCGTTCACGAAAGAATATTCGTCTACGGATATTCCCCAAAAAAGGGTCCACATGATCTCTTTCAGCTGGTTCTCGAACTCCACAGTGTCTATGAGTTCCGTCATCCGTGGTACTTCCTTCTTGTTTACCGTAAAATTAATGTCGCAGTCGGTTATCGCCTCTATGCGTTTGCCGATGGCGTCCGTTACAGTCCCGTCCATGAGGATATCCTCATACAGGTCGTATAGTTTGCTGCGCAGCCCCATGTCAGCCGCCCTGAGTGCGCTTTTCCATGTGCCTATATCATTTATTCCCCTGTGCACGGGCTGCACCAGTATCTGATTATATACCGGCGTCGCAATCTTTTTGGGCACAGCGCCTGCCTGCTGTTTTTTTCTCTTCCTGTTTGTCATAAGGTTTCCGTTTAAAAATGGTTGTCACGTTTTCTATTGCTTCCGAACGCTATTTCCCCGCAGTGCCTGCACTCTTGCTGTCCCGGCCGCTCCGGCGCTGCCGGCAGGTTCGGGTTCTGCCTGTTCTGATTGTTCCTGAGCCATTCAATGGCACGGTCGTAACGTTTTTCGCGCATTTCGATATCCACTCCGGCGTTGCAGATATTGCAGAAGTGCCAGGCGGCTATGTCCTTTACAAAAAGCAACAATATGGGATTGCGTTCTTTTCCCCTGGCGGCGAATATCTTTCCCGTGTCGTACTTGGTGAGATATCCCTGCACTTCCTCTATGGCGGCGTCTATGGCCGACATCATAGCCGCGTCATCGCCATGACTGATGACATCCATATCCTCCTCATAGATGTGGGTTGTCATTTCCTCGATTTCCAAATAAGCCATATATTTTCATGTTTAATGGTTTGTCACATTCTTTTTTTGTTATGGGGGCGTCTCCCTATCCAGTAGCTTCCGGCTTCCATGTGGGCGTTCAGTTGCTGGCACATGTAATATCCCCCCTCGATAGCGTCCGGTCCGTCTGCCGGTGCCGGTAGCCCGTCATCGAACAGCCTGAACTGTTCCTCCAGTCGCTGCATGTCCGGGTTGTCCTTTTCCCGTATGTTGAAAACGAGTCTTCCCGCCCTGTTCAGCGGTTCCAGGTTCCCTTCTATACGCACGAATTTGTCGGGTTTGTCACGCCCGTCGGGCGAGATATTGATGTAATGTCCTTTTTCCCTCCCTTTTGCAAGGAAAAGAGGAACGAATACCTGCTGGTAGAACGGATCCTGCAGTTTGTTATTCTCTATGTAGTTCCTCTGCTGCGTCCTTTCCCTTACGTAGTCCCGTTGATAGTAATACCAGTTCACGAACTCGTCGTTGGTGACATGCCGCAGATATCCCGTATATATGTACAGCGTTCCCTCGTATAGCCCCATGAGGAAATTCGCTTTGAAGGAGTTCTTCTTCGCCTTCTTGCCGGTGGTGTTGCTCGGTGTCGGGTCCCCGTAACTGACAATATATTTGAGCTTGCCTATGGGCGGGCATTCTCCCCAGCGTATCTCCTTGAAGTAGGAACCCTCCACCACCGGATTATTGAAACACTCCTTCTGTCCGCTGGCGAGGCTCACCTGTGCCAGCACCTCGTCTATCGTTTCCTCAGTGTTCTTTTCCGGCCATACGGACGTTCCGAACTGGTAATCCGCTTGCGGATCGGGATTGCCTATATCCACCATGCGTATATTGATGATGTCCCAGTTTCCGATAGGTTTCTCCCTTGCGGCCAGTTCCCTTGCCTTATTACCGGCACGTGAGACACAACAGTCCTTCGCAATGACGTTCCCCGTCCAGATGGTAAGCAGCGCCTCGCTGATGGAGCGGGTGAAGAACAGCGCCTGCTCGAACCAGTTCCATTTGTTGTTTACTATCTCCGGATTGCGGCATTCCTCGTCGGTATCGTAGTCATCCATGAGCAATACGTCCGGGCGTACCTCGTCCATCTTGACTCCGCGCGGTGACTGTCCCCAGCCCATTGCCATGAACGACACGCGGGTACTGAGGGTGAAATAGTCCTCCGTCCATTTGTCACCGATGAGGTTGCCGTAGAAATATTTCAGCCGCTCGTTCGCCTCGAACTGTGCCCGGTACTGGTTCAGCAGCTTCCTTGCGCCGTCGTTGGTCGCCGAGGTCATGATGACGCACCGCTTGTTTTTCTTCACGATGACCAGGTACAGCACGATGAACATCACGATGGTGGACTTTGCCAGCTCACGCGCCCAGCTCAGCACTTCGTACCAGTTCCCGTCGGAATGCCCGATGATGCGCCTGATGGCTTTCTTCTGGAATCCTGCAAACTCGTATTTGGCATATCTGTAAAACATGAACTTCGCCCATGCTACAGGGTCAGCTTCCAGCTCGCGCAATTTCCTTGCCTTTTCTTCTCCGGTCATGGTGAAGTCTACGGCGGTCTGTGTACGTATCTGCCTCAGGGTTTCTTCCCAGTCGTCGGAGAGTGTCCTGTTGTTTCCTGTCAGTCTTTTTTTTGCCATGGCGTTACCTTAATTTCTCCTTTACAAATTCGTCAAAATAATAACTCAGTTCGATTGCCTTCTGCGGATCACGCTTGCGCAGCCAGAAAAGGATCTGTTTGCTCACACTGATGATATCGGCGATTCCGTAGTCCCCTTCCATTTTAGCGATGGCGGCGGAGAGTTTGTTGATGGTGTCGGCCTCGGCGGAAGTGGCATACTTGTCGCCGCGTTCGGCTATGGCCTTGTTCATTTCTGCTATCTGCATGTAGAGATTGCGTATCTGTTCCTCTCGCGTGGTGGTGACGGCCGCCCGCAGCATTTCCCAGTTCCCCTCCTTGCTCCACTTGCTCATGGTGACAGGACTGACACCCACCTTTTCGGCTATCTGCCTGCTTTGCAGTTCTCCCTGCATGTAGAGCATCTTCGCCCAGTCCTTTTTCTGTTGGTTCGTTAGTGTCTTGGACATATTTATTCTCTTGATTATTACAGTACAAAGTTAGGTAGCGCATACCGATTAAAATAATCCGTCTGCAACAGTTTCCGTCTACAGGTAAACTGTTTCCACCCGGTAGGAAACTGTTACAGGGCGATTTGCACACCTTCTTTTTATCCCTGAATTTTGCAGCAGACAAAATGAGACAAAGCAATGGGCAAAGCATATACATTCTGCGTACATGACGAATCCGTAAACACTTACGGTTTCCGCATGCTGACCTCGGGAGCCAACCTGGAAGAATACAGAAAGAATCCCGTGGTACTCTATAATCATAATGACTGGGAAGCTCCGATAGGGCGCGGTGAAAACGTGCGTGTGGAAGGCGGCAGGATTCTGGTGGATGTCGTTTTCGACGAGGAAGACGAAAAAGGCCGTATGATAGCCGGTAAGGTGGAGCGCGGCTTCTTGCGCATGGCCAGTATCGGCGCCTGGCCGCCTGAAGAGGTCAGCGATGATCCCGCATTGAAACTTCCGGGACAGACGGGGCCTACAGCCACAAAGTGGACCATGCGGGAGATGTCTGTCTGCCCCATAGGCTCCAACCATAACGCCCTTGCCATGTATGACCGCGCGACAAACAAACGTATAGACTTGTCTGACGGACAGGCGCTTGTCAGGCTGATGGATAAAAAAAACAGTATTAACCATAAAAAAGAGAACAATATGAGTTATTTGACACAGATGTTGAAATTGTCGGATTCCGCATCCGACCAGGCCGTTCAGGAAGCCGTACAAGGCCTGATTACCCTGCGTGACGACCTGCAGGCCGAGAACGCTACGCTCAAGACTGAGAAACGGACACTGCAGGAACGTGTGACGGCCTTTGAGACGAAAGAGAAGGAAGCCAATAAGCAGAAAGCCGTCGCACTGGTGGACGCGGCTGTGAAAGACGGGCGCATTGACGCCAAAGGACGTGACAGCTGGCTGGAAGACTTTGCCGTAGATTTTGCAAAGGCCGAAGTGCGCCTGGGTTCCATTTCCGTACGGCAGCCCGTCAGTCCCCAGGTACAGACCGGTGGAAAGGCCGGAGGAAACGTACAGCTGGCAGACATGACTTTCAAGGAAATACTGGAGAAGGATATGCTCAAGGAACTTAAAAAGGACAGGAACCTCTACCGGGAGAAGTTCCATGAAGCCTACGGTAAATACCCGGAATAATCATTTTATAAACAAAAGACAATGAAGACAAAATTCATCTTTTCACTGCTCACAGCATTGCTGTTCAATTTTGCCACCTCAGGCCTGTTTGCACAGAGCATCGGCATCGATCACAACCTGATGTTCGGCATCCAGATGGGGCTTTCGCTGGTTCCGTTGCAACTTACCGGCTGTCTGGCAGACGGGCTGAATAAGGAAATCTGGATTCCCGAGATCATTGAGAAGTTCTATCCGGAAACCTCGTTCGTTTCCGACTCGCGTGATTTCAGCATGTGGACCGATAACGAGTACCTGAACCTGCAGGAAGCGGGTATAGACCCGCGCGTGTTCATCGACAACGAGGTATATCCCATACCGGTAGTGGCACGCGAGGACAAGCCTTACAAGATTCCGATGAAGCGTTTCGATACGGAGAACACCGTACACATCAACGCCATCGAAATAGAAGAGTCGGCAGAGAAGCGCAGGAGCGTGGCGGCAGGCCACCAGAAGTCTTTGCAGATGCAGTTCTCGCAACTTGCCATCTACAATTGGGCACCCACTCAGGATAGCGAGACTACTCCGGTCTTGAAAATCAACGACGGCAATGCCAGCAAGCAGGGCACCGGCTACGTGGCCATGACCTACGAGAAGATCCTGGCACTCTCCACGCAGCTCGACATGATGCTGGTACCCAAGGAAGGACGTATCCTGGCGTTGCATCCCTATCACGCTACCGACCTTCAGCTTCAGGACCTGGAGATGTTCAAGACGTTTTTCTCCACCGGTTCCATGTTCGGCTTCAAAATTCACGTCACTTCCATGGTGCCCAAATACAACGGCACTACAGGTAAGAAAGTGGAATGGGATGCTCCTGTCCGCGATACGGACGCCATTGCCTCTACTGTATGGTACCGTGATGCAGTTTGTCGTGCCAAGAGCATGGAGGACATGTACTACCGCCTGAATGATCCGGAATACCGTGGTGATGTCCTGGGCTTCAATATGCGCGGCATCGCATTGCCTATAACAGGCAAGTATCTGGGTGCCATGTTTACCACCAAGAAATCCTAACCCTAAAAATTAAAGAACAATGAGCTATATTAACATGAAATCGCGGAGAAGTTTTGACTTCTTCGCCCCCTATACAGAAGAAGGGGACCGTTGCGTACAGATACCGTTTCCGGTCGCTGTAACCCGTAAAGCTGAAGGTAAGTCGCTGGTACATGACTGCAATCCGCAAATAGTGGATATTGCAGCCGAAACCGCCGCAACCACTTTTGAACTGGATACCCGGGTGCAGGCAGGTTCGCTGCTCGTCATCAGAAACGCCAGTGCCAACGCCCAGACCATCGGCAAGGTTGCCTGTGCGGCAAGCAAAGTGACTACGTTGATGTATGACGGAAATGCCTACATCAGTATCGGAACCTCAACAATCGAAGAATGATGGCTGCACGGGGACTACGCAACAACAATCCGGGTAACATCCGCCTGTCACGTACGCTGTGGCAGGGGGAAATCCGGCCCTCTCAGGACAGGTCTTTCTGCCAGTTCCGTACGATGGCCTATGGCTATCGTGCCCTGATTAAACTGCTGCAGAACTACCGCCGCGTCAACGGCTGCCGTACGATAGCGGATTTTATCAACCGTTGGGCGCCACCTGTGGAAAACAACACTTCCGGCTATATCAGCCGGGTGTGCCGGGAGATGCAGGTACCGAATACTTACGTGCCCGATGTGGATGACAGAGCGACCATGTGCGCTTTTGCCGCCGCCATCTCACAGGTGGAAAACGGAGTGCCGGCAGTAATGGCGGACGTGGCAGCGGGATGGGAACTGCTCTGACAATTAATAACCCGTAATGATTTTCAGCCATGAATTCAGACCTGATAATGCAGATTCTCCAATGGCTTGTGCCGAGCGGCATTGCCGGTTCCCTTTGGGCATGGCTGAGACACCGGGAGAACAACAAGGTACTCGCCGCCAAGGAGCGGAACGATGCCTATAAGGAAATGTACGACAACCTGTCAGGAACATTAATAGACTTGCAGAATGAGAACATCAAACTTTACAAGGCGGTGCGTGAACTTAACCGTACCATTCAGAGGGCTTCTACTTGCCGGCATTATGCTGACTGCCCTATCCGTGGCGAGCTGCAGAAGTCCGGAGCCATTGGTGCGGAACGAGCACAGCCAAAAAGACAGCCTCTCGGGCAGAAGCGGGTTCGCTCTCCTGCAGCAGCCCGTTCCGCCCAGCATGGCGAAAACGAGATTTCCGACGGATATGCTGGACCTGATTCCGGTGGGCACAGGCTTTAGCCGGCGCAGCGGGCAGGCAACGGTCAATGTAAATCGGGTATCGGAAGACTCCATTGAAGTGACCGCCACCTGTGACAGCCTGACCCGTCAGGTACTCATCCTTACCGAAGAGAACATACGCATCCGTAATGAGCTCTTCAAGGAGAAAGAGAAACCGCCGCCCGAAGTGGTGCATGAGCCTACCGGCTTCCAGTGGTTCCAGATATGGATCGGGCGTACGGCCGTCGCCGCCCTTCTGCTGGGAATACTCAGACGGCGATTTATTAACCCTTAAACTTAGAATAAACATGGATAAATTAATTTTCGGGATGTCCCAGGTAAAATTCTGCGGTCTTGAAATCGGCTGGTTCGACGAACAGGGTGTCACCCCTGCGGGTACCGCCGCGACCCAGGTGGATATCTATGCCGCCCAGGTAAAGGACGGCCCGGTCGGGACAATTACAAGCAATCCCGGGAAAAAGGCATTTACCGGCAATCTGATCGACATGTCCGCCGAGAACCTTGTGAAGGTCATCGGAGGAACCAAGGATGAACAGGGTAACTGGGAACCGCCCGAGAAATGGGAAAAGACGGGCGTTATGGATATTGTCTGTGACAGCGGCCATACCATCCGCCTGTACAATGCGAAAGTCACCGGCAATGACTTCGGTGGCGGGGTGAACTCCCAGGGTGTACTCTCCATCCAGCTCAACATCGAGGTGATGAAAGACGAGGACGGCAAGCGGATGAAGATCTTCGCTCCCGGCATCGATCCCGAAACCGGCCAGCCTGCCGTTAAAGCGTGACACGTATGGACCGCCTTGAGATAGAAAGCCTTTCGGAGAGGATTATGCAGGACGGGGGCATCTCGCTCCCGCTGCGTCTTCCCGGTGGCAGGCATGTCCGCTGGGTGATGCGCATTCCTACTTACGCGAGCCTGCTGAATATCGGCAGGATGTACCTGAAACTGGGAGTCCGGTATGACGAGGTGAAAGAGTATGACTTCGAGCAGAAAGTGGAGTTCATTACCCGTCACGGTGTCAGTGTGAGCCGCATGGTGGCTTACGGTATCGTCCGGGGATGTATCTTCGGCCGGTTGTTGAACCGTCCCGTGGCATGGATGCTCCGTCACCGGATGCACCCGGTAGCCCTCGAGGAAGCCTGGGTGATAATCGTGCGCATGTTCAATACCGTCCCTTTAGAAAATATTATCAGATTGGCGGAGACAATCAACCCGATGTCGCCCGTCCTGAGCCGCGAAAAAAGATAGAACGGGAGTTAAGGGGGTACATGGAGCCTCCCCATAGCCCGTTCGGACTGGTCGGACAGATAGCCCGCGATACGGGCTGGAGCGTGAGGTATATCCTGCATGGGGTAAATTACCCGTCGCTCATGCTGATGTGGCAGGACTGTTCCAGGCACGTGCCTTCACGCAGAAAGACACCCGCCGAGCTTTCCCGGGAGATGTCTGCCCGCAGCGGCAGCCCCCCGAAAAACATGTCTCCCCTGGAGTTCTTCATGAGCATGGACGGGGAAGAATAAAAAAACGTTTACACACATAAACCGCTATAAGAAGTGCAACCTATCAAGCTTGAAATATTCCTGGATGACAAGACACTTGCCGGCATGAAGTCGGCTGAGGGCAACATAGCCGCTCTGGAGAGCTTCAACAGGCAGATGGTCGAACGTCTGCAGGGTGAGCTCAAACAGCTGGAAAGACAGTACAAGCAGCTGCAGAAGCAGGGCCTTGCCGGTGACAGGGAACTCGCCGACATACAGGCGCTCAAAGGTGTCATCGGCAGTCTGAAGGATGAGATAAAGGCGTACGAGGCTGCCAAGAGACAGGCTAACGAGACACCCCTTGTGGCACACGACCCGGCGCCGAAACTGAACCAGGTCAAAATGACCATGGCACAGATCGCCCGGGAACTTCCCTCCCTGGCCATGGGGCCGCAGATGTTCTTTCTGGCCATATCCAACAACATCCCGATGTTTACGGACGCCGTGAGCAATGCCCGCAAGGAATACGAGCTCATGACGGCTGCAGGAAAGAAGGCGACCCCGGTATGGAAACAGGTGGCAGCTTCGCTGTTCTCCCCGCAAACGGCACTGGCGGCGCTTATTACGCTGACGGTGGTATACGGTAAAGAAATAGGAGAATGGATAAAGGGGCTCTTTGGTGGGAAAAACGCCATGGATGAACTGCGTGAATCCATGCGGGAAACCTATGAGGTGGAAAAAGAGGCGAATGCCACATTCGTGAAAAGCCGGTTTGAGATGGACAGGGTAATCAAGTCCGTAAGAGAGTTCAAGGGAAGCAAGGAGGAGGAACGCAAGAAGGTAACCGAACTCAACCGTACATACGGTGAAACGTTCGGCTACTACCAGACATTGAGCGAATGGTACGATACGCTTATGAAAAAGAGTTCCGACTATATCGAGATTCTCGTATTGGAGCAGAAGGCCCGGAAATGGCTTGACAAGGCTGTAGAGGAGAGCGATAAGGCCGACAAGCTGAAAGCGGAAGGTGTGGAATCCCACCGCCCATGGTTCGGTGCCGGCGGTAAAATCCACAAGTTCTTCGGCGGCGGTTCCACCGACCAGTTCGGTAGCGACCCTGCTTTAGTGGCTTACAACAAAATGCTCAAGGACATCTATGATGCGGAAGAGGACGCCCTCAAACGTGCGGAAGAGTTTCAGGATAAAGCCGCCCGTATCAAGGAGGGAACAAATATCAATACCGTGGTTTCCGGTTCGGTGGAAGAATTGGAAAACAGCATAGCGGAGAAACGCAAGGCGCTGAAGAAACTCACAAACAAGGAGGATTATGAGGCGGCCATGAAAGTAATAGAAGCCGAGGAGAAAAAGTTGGAAACCATTACGGGAAAGAAAAACAAGGACGGTGGCAGGAATGCTTCCGACTATCAGGATGCTCTTTCCGACGCCCGCCTGCGTGCACAACGCAAGTTGGAGGATGCCCGTATCGCCCTGATGGCAGAAGGCAGCGCCAAACGCAAGGCACTGCTCCGTCAGGAATACGAGCAGACACTTGCCGCCATCGACAAGGAAGAACGGGAGCTGCTCTCCAGGCTGGAGAAATCGAAAAAGGCCGGCAACCCGGTAGCCCCCGGGGAGGCCGGCCGGATAAGGCAGGACGCTTCCTCACAACGTGTGATTGCCGGTGTGCAGTATATGCAGGAAGTCTACGAAGAGGAGAAGCAGTTCCGGGAAAAGGACCGGCAGGCGTGGATAGACTACAACAGGGAGTATGGCAGCTACCAGGAGAAACGGCTGGCAATCACACAGGATTATGCCCTGAAGATTGCCGCCGCCGAAACCGAAGGTGAAAAGGCCATGCTGAAAAGACGGCGCGAGGACGAACTGAAAGAGCTGGATTTCGGTGAGTTCAAGAAGACCGTCAACCTCGCTGATGTGTTCGGCAATCTGGACACTCAAAGTACGGAGGCGCTCTCCGCACTTCGCGACAAGCTGAAGGAATATATCAGCGGGGCGGCCAAAGAACTACGCCCGTCGGATTTGAAGCAGCTGCAGGACGCACTGACGAATATCGACCTGAAGCTTGCCGACCGCAAGCCCTTCCGGGAACTGAAACGGTCTATGGATGAATACGCCAATGCCCAGGAAACTGCCCGGCAGGCACAGGAAGATTTGAACACCGTCATGGCGGGCGGAAAGGTTATCACCAGTCTGTACAGGGATGAGACGGGCAAACTCGTCACCGAACTGCTTACCCAGGAGCAGGCGGAGAAGAAACTGTCTGAGGCCCAGGAGAACCGCCGCAGGAAACGTACGGCAATGGCACAAAGCCTGCAGGGGGTTGCGGGCGAAATGTCATCCTACGGACAGGCTGCCGATGATGTCGTCAGTATGCTGGAAGGGTTCGGAGTGTCGGTGGACGAGAATGCCAAGCGGGTGATAGAGGGTTTCAATACCATGTCGGAAGGTATCGGCCAATTTGCGAACTCCATGCTTTCGGGTGACATCGGCGGCATGATAAGCGGAGTGGTGAATACAGCCGGTGGTTTTGTCAAGACATTGGGCAGCCTTTTCGGTACGGATTGGGGCGGCCAGCGTTCCGAAAGACGTTACCAACAGGCAAAGGAGCGTTATGAAAGCTATATGGCGGTGCTTGACAAAGTCATCGCCAAACAAAAGGAACTGGTGGCATCCATGGAGACCGATACGCTGGCGAATGCCAATAATTCCTACAAGAAAGCCGGAGAACTCCTGCAGCAACAGGAAGAATACGCCCGTGAGATGGGAAAGGCATATCTGAATGCCGGGGCGAGCAAGGGTTTTCTCGGTATCGGTTCCAAGGCTTCCCACGGAACGAAGCAAAGGGAGGGCATATCCTCTACCGCATGGGAACAGGCGCGCCGGGTGTTGGGAAGCGATTTTTCCAAAGTGGCCGACGGCCGTATGACCGGTCTCTTTGACCTGAGCTATGAGAAACTGGTGGAACTGCGTGATGAAGCCACCGGCTTCTGGAGTGAATTACATGAGGACACACGCAAATATCTGGAACAGATTATCGAGAGCGAGGAAGCCTGGCAGGAAGTGCAGGAAACACGCAAGGAAGCCATGACGGGCATTTCTTTCGAGAATGTGCGCAGCAGTTTTCTGGACATGCTCATGGATATGGACAGCAGCACGGCGGATTTTGCCGACAACTTCGAGAAATATATGCAGAAGGCCATGCTGAACAGCATGCTCTCGGAAAGCTATAACGAACGTATCAAGGAATGGTACGATTCGTTTGCCGAAGCCATGGAGGAAAAAACGGAATGGCGGACCGGTCAGGGCAGACGCGGACGTAGCAGGTACAAAGTTGTCACCGAGGCTGCCGGTGTGTTGAATGAGACGGAACATGACATGCTGAAAGAAGCCTGGGATTCGATAGTCAGCGATGCACTGGCCCAGCGTGACGCAATGAAAGAGATATTCGGCTGGCAGGGTGATTCGGCGGGCTCACAATCCGGGCGTAGCGGGGCCTTTACCACCATGACGCAGGAACAGGGCACACTTCTGGAAGGGCTGTTTACTTCCTTGCAGGATCATGCCAGCGGCATGCACAAACTTCTGGAAGAGCTCGCCAAATCAAGGAAGGAAGACCACGACCTGCTCGTCAGCATTGCTGAGAATACAGCCTACTGCCGGTATCTGGAAGGCATCAACGAGATTATGGAATATTTTAGAAACAATGGAATAAAAGTGTCATGATGTACGACCTGACAGGATATATGGTAATTAACGGCAAGGATGCCTGGACGGAATATTCGGCCTTCCTCTGTGAGGACAGGCCGGAAGACAGCACGAACGTGTCCGAACTGCTCAAGCCGCCCGAGATGAAGGAATACACGGCAGTGGATTTCAGGGAACGCAACGGTGAGGAATTACCCGAACAGCTTCCTCTTCCGTGCTGCAAGGCCCGTGACCTGACGCTGTATCTGGCCGTATGTGCTTCTTCACTACCCGAATGTGAGGCAAAGCGCCTTACCCTGATGAAGATACTCATGCAGGGCTGGGTTATTCTTCAGGTGAAAGGGATATCCACGGAATACAGACTCTACTACAAATCCGCCACATCGGCCGATATCCTGACCGACGCTTTTGACGGAAGTACCGTAGCCAGATGGAAAATAAAGTTCAGGGAACCGAAACCGGTTCTCTTTTAAATGACGTTTAAAGACTGCTCAAATGGAACTCAAAATCTATAATCAATCCGGCGGACTGAAGCTGACGGCCCCGGTCACTTCATCCTCCACATGGAACCTTGAGCTGATGACCGAGAATGCGCTCTCGCTCTCCTTTACGGTTCCGACCTGTGTGCCGTTACAGGTGAATGATTACATAACACTGGAGGGTGTGAGGTTCAGTGTGAAGAAAGAGTACAAGCCCAAGAAAAAGAACAGCCAGGAATACAGCTATTCCGTGAAATTCTATGCTCCCATACATGACGCCCAGCAAGTGATATACCTCCACCTGACTGACGGCCAGTATGAGCCGCAGTTCAGCCTTGACGGCAGCCCCCGGGAACATCTGCAGAAATGGGTGGACAACATGAACCGTATTTACGGTGAGGAGCGCTGGCGTATCGGCGATGTGATAGATGCACCGAACGGAAATATAGAGTATAACAATACCACCTGCTGGGACGCGCTGGCATCCATGACCGAGACTTTTTCAACCGAATGGTGGTCGGACGGCTTCTATATCAACCTGTGCCGCTGCGAGCGCGGGGAACGTGTGGAACTGGGATACATGCAGGGACTTACCTCGCTTACGCCAACGGAGAATAGCGATGACGTAAAATTCTTCACCCGGCTTATTCCGCTGGGAAGTACCAGAAACATAGACCGAAGCCGCTACGGTTTCTCCCGTCTGCAACTGCCGGACCGTGCCAGGTACGTGGACCATAATACAGGCTACGGGCTTTACGAACATGTGGAAGAAGAAGCCTTTTCGGGCATCTTTCCTCATTATACGGGAACTATATCCTCCGTGCGTTCACAGGAGAAGACCGGGAATGACGGCAAACCCTTTACAGTCTATTATTTCAAGGACGAAGGTATGGAGTTTGACCCATGTGATTATGAGATTGCGGGACTTGTCAAACAATTGTCTTTCCAGAGCGGTGAACTGAACGGGCGGGATTTCGAGGCAAACTATCATTCGGAAAGCAAGGAATGGGAAATCATCAATACCTATCCAGATGAGGACACGCAGTTACCCGGTGGAAACCTTATACCGCATGCAGGTGACAAATATATCCCTTGGAACTTCCGTATGCCCGAAGCTTACGAAAAACAGGCCGAGCTGGATTACAAGGCGGCCGTTGATGACTTCCTCTCGTCATACAGCGAAGACATCACCAAGTACGGCGGCGATACCGATTACACCTATATTGAGAAACATTCCGTCCCCCTGCGGCTGGGACAGTCGGTAAGGCTGCTCAGCGAAGAGTATTTCCCCGGCAGCGGTTACCGGGATACACGCATGACAAAGGTTACACGCAAGCTGGAAAACCTTTCCATGGCGACCGTTGAATGCACGAACCGCGTCGGCAAGGGCTGGAAACGCAGCCTGGAAAGTAACCTGAACGGATTGCAGTACGTTGTCGGCGGACTGCTGGACCGCTCGGTTATCGAGGTGCTTAAATCATGGGACAACCGTGAGGCCAGCGAATACAACGTTTTTTCGGCTTTACGCACAATAAAGGAGATAACCCGGCGTGCCATCAGCAAGATCGGTCCGGATGGGACATCCTTTCTTGTTTCCTTTCTGGCAGGTGCGGTATTCGGTAAGGAAGGGTTCGCTTCCGGATTGGCCGGATTCGGCGCCAAAATAGATGAGAACGGCAACGGTGAAATGCGGGGCTTGCGGCTTTGGGAATGGCTTGAGGTACCGGAACTCAGACGTAACCGCGTGGAAGTGTATGCCGGCATCAAATGGCGCACGCCGGGTGTCGGCATTGTTGAGAGTGTGGTGGCGGATACGGACAGTGAGGGAAACCCGCTTTCCACCGGTACCGTGCATCTCAAGCTGGAAGCCGGGGAAATGGGAGCGGTTGCGGCGGACGACATAAGCATGGGAATCATTCATTTTGAGGATGAGACGATGAATGCCACCAAGGATTCGGACGATAGTAAGGGAAATTTCAGTTTTGCCGGTTTCGGAACGGCGTACTTCCGTATTACCGGAGTATCGGGTGAGGATAACGGCATATTCCGTTATTCCTTACGTCCGGGGACAACGCTGCATCCGCAGAAGTACATGCATTTCTCATGTTACGGCAACTTCACCAACCCAGACCGGCAGACATCCGTATATGAGACACGCACCTACAGCCGCATGCTCCGTAACCAGAACACCTGGGAAATATCGGCCGCCAACATCGCAATGCAGTCGGGCGACCTCTCAAACCTGAATGTACACGGCCTGGATATGACGGGATACTCCATGTACCTGAATAGCGTGTATTTTACCGGTACGGTACGGCAGCTGAAACCTGACGGTACGCCGGTATATACGGCCAATGACCGTGGAGAGTGGGTGTCCGGTGAAAATTATGCCTTTTATGACCGGGTTTCCCATAATGGCGGCATTTGGCTGTGTGTAAGCGAGAGCGGCACTACATCTGAACCGGAAGAAGGAAATGCGGACTGGTTGCTGCAGGTGAAACCGGGAACTGACGGAACTGATGGCAAGAACGGTCAGGATGGCGCTCCGGGAACGGACGGCCAGGATGGTGCGCCGGGCAGGGATGGCGTGGACGGTGCACCGGGACAGGATGGTATTTCAGTCAGTAATCATGGCAAATGGCATACCGGTCTTGAGACACCCTATCTCGGATTGGTAAAAATGGGTGGAAAGATGTTTTTGTGCAAGGTTAGAAACGGAACGTCAAATCCGCCCATGTGGACAGTTACCACCAAGGATGGAAGACGTATACTTCAGACGCAGGACGGTGGAAAAACCTATGGTTATATACTGACCGGCGAGTATAACTCCGAAGAGTACGACATGGTGGTGGAAAACGGGGAGAACGGTCTGCAGGGATGTATACTCCGCAAGGCCGAATGGGTATCCGGCGTAGAGTGGCATAACGATGAATCACTGGCCGGCGGTACACGGTACGTCGATGTGGCACTGGTCAGGGATAACGGTACGGAGACCGGCTGGCGGGCCTACAAGTGCCGGGTGACGCATATAAGTAACGGTGGAAATGCACCGGGTAACAGTACATATTGGGAAGAGTTCGGGCTGAATACGACAGCCATATTCACGTCGCTTATTGTTGCTAAAAATGCGATGATAGACTTCATGCAGGGGAACGAACTTCGCATTAAAAAAGATGACGGGACGGTAACTGCAGGCCTTAGCGGTTCCCAATCCGGTGAAAAGATACGGATGTGGGCAGGAAGTTCTACTCCGGACAATGCCTCTTTCCGGGTTACTGAAAACGGAAAAGTACATGCAGAAGATGCGGAAATAACCGGAGAAGTCAATGCGACAGGCGGTACTTTTAAAAATATCAAGTCGCCCAATAATTCCTTTGTTATCAAAGAAAACGGAGATATAGAAATAACCGGCAAGGTATCCACCTCTATGAATGGGAAGCGTATTGTGATTGATTCAGCTACGAACAGTCTTAGGATGTATGGTTCCGATAATTTGTTGGTGGGAACTATGGATTTTATTGATAATGGCGGTGGAACATATCCCCGTATAAAATTAACCGAGTATGTTTCCGGAAATCCAAGATATACTGTTTTAATAAGACCTCAACTTATAAATGTATCAGAAAATAATGGCAATGATTTTTATGATGTCATAATAAATACATCTGGAATATCCTTTTTAAAAAATAATGTGATAACTAAATCTTATCCTAATAAATAAATGCTATGAGAGTATTTTATGAAAGCAAATTAGCAAGGTGGATGTTGTGGCAGGGCTACAGCACTATTACTTTGGGTTGTTTCGTCTTTACCAAGAAAAGAAAGGCGGAGATGAAAACGCATGTTCTTAACCATGAAGCTATTCATGTAAGACAATGGGAGGAGTGCATGATTGCTTCGGCGGTTCTGTTGACGCTCGTCATGTTTCTTACCGGATTCAACGTATGGATGTATTTGTTGTGTCCGTTGTGGTTCTATCTGCAGTATGGACTGGAATATGCTGTTTCTCGTGTTTATCATTCTTTCAAAGGTGTACATGGAGCGGATGGGAATAAAATATCGTATGGGAATTCTGCATTTGAAATGGAGGCAAAATCCAATGAAGAAATAGACGGTTATCTCGATGTAAGGAGCCCTTTTGAATTCACGAGATACTACGGAAAAATATGATTTTTAATTTACAAAAAAGATATAATAATTAATTGTTAAACCGGGCTGATTTTCATAGTAGAAATGACGCCCCTAAAATATACAAAGCATGGGTGAAGATATACGGGAGAACGAAATGCAGAATGGTATCCCTACTAATCTAAGAGGATTGGATGCCGAAGGTAAAAGCGTTGTTATACCTACAAAAGACTTGGCAAGCTTGTTAATGTCTCCATATAAAGTAGTTTCAGGCATTATACATATACCAGCCAATAAGTGTTTGAAAATTGGCTCTTTCAGTTTAGACAAACTTGGATACGGCTTTTCCACTATAAATTTGTCCGTACATGAATATAACCATGGCGGCTGGGGATATAGACAAGCATCGTATCTATTCAATGTAGCCAATGAGAGTGCGGATAATACTCTTCTTGGAACTTTATATGGATGTAAAACGGGATTTTCCACATCATATATAAAACAGCTAAGAAGCACATTTGACAATGACGGAATATTCCGCAATCTATACCTTGATTTTAATATGGAATGCTTCGTATCGATGGATGCTAAGGTTATTGATTGGGTTAACATAGAGGTTTCGGATGAATTGAATATTGGAACTGCTAAAAATATATTGCATGGAACAATTCAATATCTCAATCAGTAAGGATTTTGTACCTAATTATTAAAATTTATAATTTCTATATTCTTGTGCTGTATCATTTGCCCCTAAAATATACAAGGCATGGCAGAGGATATAAAAATGAGTGAGTTTAATGAAGCGGAACTCGTAAAAATATTGGGATTGGATTCTTCCGGTAATTCCAAAACAGAGGAGTTGTCATCTATGATGGAAAGAGTTCTGTCACCTTATTTAATGTTGAAATACTGTGGAAACATAGAAAAGGATACAGATTTAAATGAATTGGATAGCGGAGCTTACTATTACTTTATTGAAGCTGGGGAAATTAGCAATTCACCCGGATTTGAACGTTTCATTTTATTGCAACTATCAGTTGGTAGTTTCCATGTACAGATAGCATTCGCAGTAATTTATAGCGGAGTAAAGTGGCGTACAAAACATGGTGGTGATAGCTGGCAGTCTTGGAATGCAATATCCTTTACTTAATTTTGCTACAAACATAGATAATGCTTTTTAATGTGAAATCTTCTGCCCCTAAAAAGTATTAGGTATGGCAGAAGATATTAAGGAAAACGAAATGAATAGCGGAAAACCAGCCCGGTTGAGAGGCATAGATGTGGATGGAAACAGTGTATCTCCCACACTACAAGAAGTCGTGGGTGCAATGCCTATGGCTACAACCTATTCAGAAGGAATTATGCGTGCTTTTCACGCGAGAAAGGTTGAAGGAGTTGTATATGCAACAAGTGATAAAAACCTATTTGTATATAAAACAACATTAAACACATGGGATGATTTGTATGCAACCTTCAGAATCTGTGCATTGTATGCATCCGGAGAAATTGAATATGCAGATTGTTTTTTTGTCTGTGTCAATAAAGCCGGACAGATATACTTTAAGAAAGTAGGAGTTTTAACGGCAATTATCAAGTCATTTGTTTTACAAGGTATTGTCTATTTTTATATGGAATTCAAAACAGGATACGGTAGAGCGATTGTTTACCCGGATTTCAATTTGAGAGACTTTGAACTTACAGACATGACAGATATACCTACCGATGCCGAACATATAACGCCAATACAATGAGGAGACTAAAAGCTCCCCATTGTAATTATTACTAAAGTTCTGTAAAGTTTCCGGTAACATCCATTATTTGTGATATATCTTCATGATAACCAACCAGAGCAATATACGCAGAACCATACTGATTCACCAGTACATCAATAGCAAAATAAACGTCCCCTTCATAACTTATCTGTCTCAAATTAGAAAAACATCCATATTCGACATGAGCGACATCACTTTGGAGTGTACCGGCTGGTGCATAGTGAACCTTGCACCAGCCGGGTAAGCAATGGTTATTCGAGTAAAACGGAATAGTAAATATTTCAAAGAAATTAAAATGAGACGTATTATAGTCTTCTATTTTAAACAAGGTTATGGTCTTGGTTTCATTACCGCCAGTTGGTTTATGGATAGAGACGATAGGTTTAGGCAATGAATAATACACTCCTCTGTCGTACTTTTGTTCTCCCGGTAGTGCATCGGCGACTTCTTGCAGTGTGGGAGATATGCTGTTTCCATCTGCATCTATGCCTCTCATCTTGACCGGTACTCCGCTGTTCATTTCATTTTCTCTTATATCTTCTGCCATACTTTGCATATTTTAGGGGCAAAGGATATATTCAATCCCCCAAATAGCAGATTATTTTTTGTATTAGGTAAAAGTTATATACTTTCAACCTTTTTCTCATCCAACTTGGTCTGGAGTATATTTTACACTACCTTTGCTATCAATATCAAAAGAACAGGTAATGAGTAGAAAGAATGTATATGAGCTTATCCAAGAAAGGCTGGCTGTAATATTTAAAGAATTTGATAATATTTACATATCTTTTTCCGGTGGCAAAGATAGTGGAGTTTTATTGAATCTATGCATCGATTATATCCGTCGTAATCATTTAAAACGCCGCATCGGAGTGTTCCACATGGACTATGAAATACAATATACCATGACCATCGATTATGTAGACCGTGTGTTGGAATCCAATAAAGACATATTAGAAATCTATCGGGTATGTGTGCCTTTCCGTGTAACAACATGTACTTCTATGTTCCAAAATTACTGGCGCCCTTGGGATGAGAGCCAACGGGAATCCTGGGTGAGAGAAATGCCGAAAGATGCAATGACTATCAATGATTTTCCTTTCTATAACCGCAGAATGTGGGACTATGATTTCCAAATCGATTTTTCACGCTGGCTACATCAGCAAAAGACCCCCCAGCGCACTTGCTGCTTAGTGGGCATACGTACCCAAGAAAGTTATAACCGCTGGAGAACTATTTACAGAAACGTCCAGGAGAGGTATAAAGAATACGAATGGAGTACGAAAATAGATGAAAATATATATAACTTATATCCTATGTATGACTGGAAAACAGAAGATATTTGGGTTGCTAACGGCCGTTTTCATTGGGATTATAATCATTTGTATGACTTGTATTACCAAGCAGGCCTAAGCTTAAACAGACAGCGTGTGGCAAGTCCTTTTATTAGTGAGGCTATTGAGAGCCTTGCCTTATACAAAGTTATTGACCCCAATACATGGGGACGGATGATTAGCCGGGTAAATGGGGTCGGTTTTGCAGGTCTTTATGGCAATACCCATGCTGCCGGTAGAAAAAGCATTCATTTACCGGAAGGGTATACCTGGAAATCATTCATGGAATTTTTGCTATCAACATTACCTGAGCAGACTCGTAAAAGATACCAAGCAAAGTTGGAAACCAGCATCAAATTTTGGAAAGAAAAAGGCGGAGTTCTCAGCGATGGTGTAATACAAAAATTGAAAGAACGTAATATCCCAATCCAAGTAGGTGACAGTAGCAATTACAAGACTGACAAAAAACCTGTAAGAATGGACTATTTGGATGATATTGATATTGAGGAATTCCGAGAGATACCTACCTACAAAAGGATGTGTATATGTATTCTACGAAATGACCATACTTGTAAATATATGGGGTTTGCCTTAAATAAAGAAGAAACTGAATTGAAAAACAAAGCTATGGAAAAATATCATCACATATTATAAATGAGGTATAAAAGGTAGAGTGAGTAAAAACACTCTACCTTTTTTGCAATGATAGGAACTGGATATTAAGTAAAGGATATTGCATTCCAAGACTGCCAACTATCATTATCGTGTTTTGTTCTCCATTTTACTCCTCTGTTAATTACTGCGAATGCTATCTGTACATGGAAACTACCAACTGATAGTTGTAATAAAATGAAACGTTCAAATCCGGGTGAATTGCTAATTTCCCCGGCTTCAATAAAGTAATAGTAAGCTCCGCTATCCAATTCATTTAAATCTGTATCCTTTTCTATGTTTCCACAGTATTTCAACATTAAATAAGGTGACAGAACTCTTTCCATCATAGATGATAATTCCTCTTTTTTGGAATTGCCGGAAGAATCCAGACCCAATATTTTTGCGAGTTCCGTTTCATTAAACTCACTCATTTTTATATCTTCTGCCAT